AAATAAAAATAGACCACAAAATGGACTTAAAAATCAAATGTAAGGTATTAGAGAAATTACCAATCGAACAAGTAAAAGGTAAAAACGGTAAAGAATGGCAAAAAGGAGTAGTGGTTGTAGAGACAGATTCAGACAGCGACTACCCTAAAAAATTAGCTATACAGTTATTTGGAGACAAGGTAGATAAAATCTATAATCCTCTAAAAATTTACAACTTCTATGAGTTATCTTTAAACGTAGAAAGTAAGGAGTTTAACGGTAGATGGTTTACAGAAGCTTCTGCTTGGAGGTACGAGTTTATAGACACATTAGAAGTTGTTGTAAACCATACAACTACTCAAGCTACTAATACAAATTTAGAAGTGCCTAAACCAGTTAAAACATCAGACGAACTACCATTTTAACTAATTAACACTTAAAAAAAATGAGATACAGTAAATAAAAATTTGCGTATCTCATTTTTTTGTTGTATATTTGCCCTATGAAAAATGAAGTATCTGCTATATTAACATTGGATTATCTTTATAATCAAGAGGTTATAAGACAAATTAATGAGGAGATAATCAAGAATATTAATTATATTAATTATATTAATTATATTAATATTATTATTATATAATTATTATAATATATTCTTTTTACCTAAAGAGGGAACTTTTTGGGGGTGTTATTCTATTGTAGTAACTTTAATTTTTTATTTCATTTGACTTTTTCGCATAAAATAAACATTTCTAACTAATTACATTCGCATTATGACATTATTTGATGATATAGATAATAGCTTTAATCTAAAAGTTAAACAAGAAAGCCAAGCCTCAAAACGAGAAGCTAAACAGGGATTTAAGTACGACAACAGAGATAATAATTGTATCGAAGCTATTAATTTAGCTGGAGGCTTACCTAAAGAAAATGAGAATCAGAATTTCTTTTCAGCTGGTATGAGTGATGCAGGGAGTTTTTTAAAAGCTGTTTTGGAGGAATGGGGGACGATAGATGAGGCGACAGTTTGCACTTGGACTATATCAAAGTTTAATGTACAAAAGCTAATTGAGTATTTAGATTCGGGTAAGATAAAAAAGCTTAATTTTTTAATTAACGATGGTTTATTAAAGACAAATAGCACTAAGCCAATTTACGCTATGTTGTACTCGGAATTTAAGAAAAGAGGTGTTAATTTTTCAGTTGTCAATACCCATGCAAAAATTCAAATGTATGAGGTAGATGGAAAATTTGTAACGATAAGTGGGAGTGGAAACTGGTCAGAAAATCCACGAATTGAAAATTATATTTTGATAGGTGGAAAACAAACCTATGATTTTAATGTTAATTACGTAAAGAGTTTAATATCAAACAAAAGATTATGATAAGACACGATATAAATAAGGACGAAGCGATTGTTTGGACTGTAAAACAGTTAATCGCAGGAAATACAGGAGCAATGTTTTTAAGAGAAGCAGCCATGAAGCATTTTGATAAACACGTTTGCGTTAATACTATTCGTAACTGGATTGCTAACGCTAAACAGGAATTGAAAGGTATGCGTTATGGCGAGATAGAGGAAGAGCTTGATTTGCATTTGAGTAGAATGGAGGGGCTTTATAACATAAACCTAAAAATACAAGACTTTGAGGGTGCAAGGAAAGTTTTATCAGATAAAGCTAAAATTTTAGGGCTTGAGAAATCCGATGTTTTAAAAACAGAAGCTAATCTAATAACGCTCCGATTCGCTAATTTAGATGTTAAAAAGCCTGTTGAGATAGTAGATGTAATAAACCCTAACGAAAAGCATGCAAGGTGATATCATAGATATTCACCCAAAGTTTCAACTTCTTTTTACAGCTTATAACGATAAGAACATAAGTTATATTTTGTTAAAAGGGGGGCGTAATGCGATGAAATCCCACGCAATTAGCCTTTTCGCTTTTTTTTATCTACAAATGGAGGGCAATCTGATTTACAGTAGGTACACAAAAAGTGCAGTAAGCTCTACCATCTATAAGGATTTAGAGGATATCGTATTTCAGTCTAGAGACTCCAGATTTGAGATGACAAAGAACCTTGTTAGGTATAGGAAGGGCAAAGATAAGTATAATGAGCTTATATTTAAAGGATTGAAAGCGAATAGTAATGATGCAGACGCCAATAATAAAGGGATAAACGCCTATAAGGTAGCTATTGTCGATGAAGTGCAAGATATGACAAACTTTGATGAGTTTCAAAGGTTTAACTTATCTGTTCGTTCAGCCGAAGAGACCACAGAGGCAAAAATGATACTAGCTTTTAACCCCTCCGATGTGAATCATTGGATCTACAAAAAGTTTTATAAGGACAAGGTTGATGAGGGGTTCAATGGGATTTTAGGAAGTGTAGCGTACATCGATGTGACCTATTTAGATGCTATTGATTTAGGTGTTAAGGTAGACAAAAAAGTTCTTGAGGAAGCAAAAGAGTTGATGGAGTTTGACATTGATAAGTACAATAACATTTTTTTAGGGTACTGGTCTAAGTTATCAGATAAAATCATTTTTGATAAAGCTACTTTGAAACTTTATGAGGATGAACCTGAGGAGTTCGAGCAGGTACTAGCTTATTTAGATGTAGCCGATCAAGGTACAGACTATTTGTGTTTAGTTGTTATAGGGTGCAAAGAGGGTAAAGCGTATGTAGTAGATGTAGTCTATACACAAGCTAATGTGACTGAATCAATACCTTTAGTTGTAGACTGTGTTGAAAAGTGGAATCCTTACATGTTACGTGTAGAATCAAACGCCATGGGTCACACTTACACGTCAATTTTAAGAGAGCGAATAGACACAGAAAGTGTAATGATACAAGGGGTAACAAGCTCTATTACTAAAATCGTACGTATCGAAAACGCTTCTTATAAGATTAAAGGGAAGTTCTTGTTTCGTAAGCATCAAAACCGAGAATATAAGAAATTCTTTGATGACTTAACACAGGTTACACGAGACGGTAAAAATCAAGTCGATGATGGAGCAGATGCTTTGGCAGGAGCTGAAAAGATGTTTAGAACAATTTATTTAACAAATTATGATACAGAAAATTAGAACCTTTTTAGGGTTAGAAGATAAGCAAAGTTCTGAAAAAAGAGTTGAAAAAACCTATGGGGTTAATTTTATAAACTTCAATAATGATGAAAACTTTTGGAGCTATGGTGGTGAAGGACAAAAACAAGAGCTGTTTAAAGAAGTGTCAGAAGCTCAAGTGGTTTTAGAAAAGAAGATCACTTTTTTAAAGTCGGCAAAGATTTTGATAAAGAACAATAAAGATGAGATTGTACAAGACATAAAGCTTGAGACACTCTTAACGTCGGTTAATCCGTTCCAAACCATTTATGATATTTTAGGGGCTTGGGCTTTTAATTTAGAGATTTACGGTGAGACTTATATCTACGCTAATAAGACAGGTGTTAAAGGTGTTTATCCTTTGTCTCTATTTGTACTACCAAGCCAACACATAACAAGCTCATACGCCTCAAACTGGTATAAGCAAATTGATAGAGATTCTATTATATCGGCTTACACTTACAATTCAGAGCCATTAGAGTTTAATAATGTGCAGCACACGAGGAACGTAAGCAACACAGACTTTAAATGTAACGTCTCAAAAATTGATTTGATACATAGGGATTTAGAGCTTATCGCAAGCATCGGAGATTTAAAAAATACAGTCTATAAGAAAAAAGGTGCGATAGGTATTTTAAGCTCTGGTCTTAAAGATGGAGATGGTGGAATCCCTTTAGGAACAAAAGAAAAGGAACGTATTCATTCAGAATATGATCAAACTTTTGGAACAGCTAAAAACAAACGTTCTATTATCATAACCGACACAATTTTGAAATGGGAGGCAATGGGGTTTCCTTTAAAGGACTTTGATTTAGAAACAACACGTTTAGCTTCGTATCTTATTAGTATCGACGCCTTTGGAATGGATAAAAATGTGTACAGTTTTATTGGAGGCAGCACCTACGAGAATTTAAAGCAAGGGATGAGCTCAGTTTACAATAATACGATTATCCCAATGGGCGAACGTTTCGCAAAAGAGATTACAAAATTATTAGAGCTTGACTCAAAAGGTTTAAGGATAGAGCTTGATTACTCACATTTAGATTTCCTTAAATCAGATGAAAAAGCAGAAGCAGAGACCAAAGCAATTCAATTAAGCAATATAAATTTAATGCTTCAAAATCAGCTTATTACAATAGATAAAGCAAAAAAGTTATTACAAAGTTTTGATATTATAAAATAAAGCATTATATTTGCATTTCTGTAAGTTAATTAGTTAGTACTACCTTAATCGGTAGTTTTTTTTAACTACTTATTTAGAATTAGTCTAATTAAAAATAATATGAAGGATTTAAGCGTACACGTTGATAAGGGATTTAGTGCAAATTTTGACCTTATCGTTAAGAGTGTAGATACAGAAAAAAGGATAGTAGTAGGATACGCCAGCTCTTGGGACATTAAAGATAGTCACGGCGATAGTATGCAAAGGGGAGCTTTTAAAAATTCGATAACTAATAGTATTGCGTTTATTAACTCACACAAGCATAGTGACGCTACACAAGCATTAGGTCCTGTATTAAAAATGGAGGAGGATGATTTTGGATTAAGATTTGAAGCTCAAATAGCTGAAGGTGCAATAGGAGACCATATTTTAAATCTATATAAGATAAAAACACCTCTACAGCATAGTATTGGAGGCTATTATGGGAAATCTGAAAATGCAGTTGTCTATGACGATAAGGTTAATGCTTATTTGATAAACGAATTTGATTTACAAGAAATTAGCGTTGTTATTTTCGGATCAAATAGAAATACTCCAGCCGTAGAAGTAAAAGCTGAGCTACAAGAAATTGATAAGTTAAAACAAGAAATACACTCTTTAAAAGAGGAGTTAGAAAGTCTTAAACAAGAAAACAATAAATTAACAATTAAATTAGTAAACCGATTATGAGTGAAATAATTGAAGTAATTGAAAGCAAATTCAATGAATCAAAACAAGGGTTAGATTCATTGAAATCAAAATTTGAGAGTACTGAAACATTAGTTCAAGAACAGGCTAACACAATTCAAGAGCTTAAAGAAACAGTAGCGACATTGAAGCATAAAGCTGATAATGCTCCTGTTGATAAAAAAAGCTTTGAAAAGCTAGAAGTAGACAACTTTTTCAAACAAGCTATTAAAGCTGTTAAAGAAGTTAATGATACAAAAGGTAAAGCTGGTGTAGAAGTAGCTATTAGCCCGTCAGTACTTAAATCTATAACACAAGCTAATTTTACCCCATGGGCTGATTGGGGTACTACTGTAACTTTGCCAGGTATCGAAGCTCCATTATCAGACAAGACACGTTTCAACCTTTTAGATTATATCCCTGTTGGACAGACAAATGCAACGCATTTGATGAAAATTAAAAGAGGTGCTAGAATTGGTACAGCTCAGTTTATTAATCCTTGTACATTAAAGCCTTTAATTACACAGTCTTGGGAGAAATTAAGTTTAGAGCCTGGTAAAATAGCTGGTCGTACAAGAGTTTGTGATGAAATTTTAGAAGATGTACCTGAAGCAAGAGCTGAAATTTTAGAGATGTTAAGAGACTCTTTAAAATATGGCATTTCTGATGGTCTTTTAAATGGGAATGGGATTGCACCAAATCCTCAAGGTTTATTTACAGCAGCTTCTGCTTATACGGATCCTGCATTGGCAAATAAGGTAGCTAACCCTACAATGTTTAGTGCATTAAAAGCTGTTATCAACTCTCAAAAATGTTTAGGTTGTACACCTAATTTAATTCTTTTGAATTGTTCAGATTATTTCTTATTACAAGAATCTGCAAAAGATGCAAACGGACAATACTTAAACGTACCAGGATTCGACCCTATTGCCATGACATTAGATGGTGTTTTAATTAAACAAGTTCCAGAGAGTGTTTTACCAGCTGGTGAATTCGTAGTTTTTGATATAAACTCTTTTGAAGTTTGGTTAAAAGGTGGTATAGTATTTAAAGAAGGTTACACAAGCGTTATTGCAGGTGAAGAGCCTACAGGAGATTGGGAAGCCAATATGACATCATTCATTGTTGAAACTCGCCTTTTTGCTTGGATTAAAAATGACATTTGTATTACTAAAGACACCTTTGATGCTGTAATTACATACATCGCCGAGCTTTAATATTAACCTTAACTATTTTATACTATTATGAACATTCAAAATAAAATCCCAGCATCTGAAAGAATAGAGCTTACATTCATTAAAGATTTTATGCACATTAAAGCAGGACAAAAAGTGTCTTATTCTTCTGTAAACGCCATGCAAATGGTAGCTAATCAAAGAAAATTAGACCCTTCAAAACGCTTTATTGATGTAAATGCCTTCCCCAAAGAAGCTCTTTCTATTGTTAAAGAAAAAGAAGAGGTAGCATTAAAATCTAAAAAATAAAATGTGCAGGCTGATTAATGTAACAGACTTTAAAGGTTTTTACAATATCTCACAAAACTGCTATGATAAAAAGGATTTAGAAGCCTATATTGATACGTTTCAACATGAATTTTTATGTAAATTACTAGGGAATCAATTAGCTAATGAGCTAATGGCTGAATTAGAGGCGAACGATTGTGTTTTGCCTCTAAACTCCCCCTACCAATATTTATTTGATAAAAAATGTATTGGTTGTGGGTCTTGTTGTGGGTGTGGGTGCGATGAACAGGGTTTTTATATTGGATTAAAAGAAGTCTTATTAGGCTTATTTTATTACGAGTACATTATACAACAAGCTCACCAAAACACAATTACAGGGTTCGTGAACGGACAAAATGAGACAAGCTCAAAAGTATCTAATCTGAATATAGTAAGATTAGCTGAACAACGTTACAATCGTTCTGTTTTGTCTATTGAATCCCTACAAAGCTCTATTATCCAAAGCACGTACAAAGGATATTGTAAATTTAAAGTTAAACACTACCCATACTTATGAACACAAAGACTTTCAAGATTTACATTAAGGACAACTATTTCATTTCCGAGGAGCAGGGAGGGACTAGCCTTTACCACGCCTATGGTTCTAAAGAAGTAAGAGCTGATGTGAAATATACAGGTGATGAAGAGTTTACGTTCTATCAAAACCATTCGGGTCTTGCTATTTTGGGAATGGAGAATATTCCTTACTCGCAGTTACAAAAAGAAGACGGGTCGCCATTTGCAAGTGCTACGGAGGTAGCTGATTTCATCTTTGAGTTTACTCAAAATTATGGAGGAGCTGGTGGTAGCGTAACTCCAACAACAGAATTAGACGCTTTAAAATCTAATTTGATACCTATAATTGTTAATGGTGTCCAACACTATTTACAAGAAGTAGATATAGTTAATAATACAACAGGAGCGTTTCAATCTATTACGAAAACGTTCTATGATAAAAATCTTAATATAGTAGCAACACCGACAAATTACGAGGTTGGAACAGTTAATAAATTAGATGCTTCTTTTTTAAAGACTTATTACACTTTAGGTGGCAATACATACGAGGGATACACTAGATTAGTAGATAATGTACAAGTAATTTATGATTTAGAGCTTGACGAGGTTGTAGGGGCTGTAGTAGTACAAGAGCCTAACAAAACAGTTACTGTATCGAATCAAACGACTGTAGGGTCAAACAACAAGCATCATCAAGTTTTAGCTGGGAATAGCTTATCATTCTCAGATATTAAATGTATTTCATTCCTAATCAAAGGGGATTGTACAATAACAATAGATGGAGTAAGTATTGACTATGAGGACGGAGATAGCTTTTCTTTCAGCTCTGAAAACGTATTAGTAAACGATATTACTATAAATCAAACAACAGGTAAAACAATCATTTTAACATTAGAATAATATGCCAACAATTTTAACGCCACAGTCACAGGCTGGTGACTTGGATTTTCAAAATGCAGTATCAGACTTGTTACAAACATTCTGTTCACAATTACTTTTAAATGATTCTCCAGTTTTATCACCTACAGCAGGCTATAAAGCATATCAAAAAAGAATGGCTTTTGCAAAAAAAGCGAGTAAGAACCCAAAAGCGTATGTACAACAAGCGTGTACATTAATCAGCTTTTTAGATTCTGTAATGTTGTCGCAAACAGTACAAAATCAAGGTGTTCCACTATTCAGATTTTTATTTTCAGATAACCCAGCAGGAGCTAATTTATTAGAATGTGAGGCTACTATAGGTTATAATAGTGTAGGTGTAACATCTGGACGTTCAATTTTTGAAGGCTTGGCTGGAATCACTCAAGAAGATTATTTATAGTATGAAAGGGGTATTAGCTTTCGCTAAATTAACTTTAGCTAAGATTTTAATAGCAACTGATTTCAGGTATTGGGGTCTTAAAGGCAATACAGGAATAAATCCATTAACAGATTCTTTAGGAACAACAGATTTAAATCCTTTGTTTTTTGAAACTAATAATGTAAAAAGAGGTTGTTTTACTAGAAATGGTAATTTTGTTGTTGGAGCAACTGAAGCTTTAATCGAACAAATGGACTCAAGTGGTTTTGGGTTTAATGGGATTTCTACTGTTAATACAACTCATAATATATTTTCTTTCAGCTCTACAGGCGGGGCGTTTGGATGGCAAGGAATAGCAATCGGAGGGACACCAACAGCTCCAACATTACCAGTATCAAATGCTTTAATGGGTGCTACCAATGGACAAGTATATGATGGTGCAGGCAACTTTAGGACTGTTGCTAGAATGCGTTATCATAACGTAGGACAACCAACAGCTACAAGTATGCCTACTAAAATAGTTTTTAGTACTACTAAATTAAACCAGGTAGCAAGCACAGAAGCGTTTCAAATTTCACATAATCAGTATATTGGTTTAGGAACACTTGCAGCTTTTTATCAAAACCCATTATCAACGTTAGATGTAGGAGGAAGTTTTGGTGTAAATATAAGAGTTCTAACAATAAGTGCAACATTGATAGAAAATGACTATACTGTTGTTTTTAATGGAGTTACATTAACAGCAACACTATTATCACCAGTTAATCGGCGAATTGTGAACATTAAAAATATAAATACTTCATTATTAAGCATAACAGGCAATATAGATGGAATAGTACAAACAATTACATTTAGTCAATTTCAATCAAGAACATTCCATTCGGATGGGGCAACTTGGTATTTAATTTAATCTTATATGTCATATCACGGTAATTCTTACACTTTATTTTTAAATACAGATGTAAGTAACAATACGATAACAATGTCGCCTATATCTGAATTTACAATTAATTTAGATTTAGGTTGGTACAAGATAGAGTTTACACCTTTTTATAATGTTAACGCTACTACAACAGGTACCGGTTGGAATTTTCAGGGTGGAACATGTGGAGTTCAAAATTATTCTCTTAGATCATATTTTAGTAGTACATCTACAGTAAATTACAATAATAATTATGTGTCACGAAGCCAAAATTTCACGACAGCACAAACAAGTAGATTGACAGACAATAGAGGAACAATAATAGTTGAATTTGAGTGTACAACAGCTGGGACATTAATTCCTTATTTTAGGAGTGAAATAGAAGGTGCGTTAGTAACATTAAGAAGTGGAAGCTATTTGACAGTAACAAAAATAAAATAAAAAAAAGAGTGAATCCTGAATCACATTAGTGAAATTGAATTATCAAAACAGCGTGAAGCTCTTTTTATTTTTTTAAAAAAAAACAGTATGGAAAGTATCTTTATAGAACAATTACAAACACAAGGGTTCTCTGTATTACTTTTAGTCGTTGTAGCGTACGTGTTCTATAAAGAGAATTCCAAGCTAAAAGACTTTTTTTATTCAGAGAACCAAAAGTTAAAGGGGCAAATTGACGATGTAAACGACAAGTATGAGACCCTTTTAACGACAATTTACAAGGAACAAATTGAAATTATTAATCAAAACACCTCCGTTTTAAAGGAAGTAAAATCTATTTTGAAAAATGATAAATGAAACAGTAGAAAGGTTAAGTAAACCACAACCTAAATTCTTTAAGAAATTAGGTAATATTTTTATGACGATTGGCACTATAGGAGCTATTTTGACAACAACAATAATGACTGGAGGTGTAGCCTTACCCATTTGGGTCGGTGCAACAATTACAGGTGTCGGAGCGATTGGGAAAGTGCTTACAACCCTACCAAATGAAAATGAGTAGTATCAAAGAGCTTGCCCCTTTTATACTTAAATGGGAGGGGGGATTTGTAAATCACAAATACGATAAAGGAGGAGCTACTAATATGGGTGTGACGCTTAAAGTCTGGCAAACGCTAGGATTTGATAATGATAAAGATGGTGACGTTGATTTACAAGACTTGATTTTAATTACGACTACACAAGTGACTGAAATAATGGCAAAAGGCTATTGGGACGGATGGAAAGCTGATAAAATAGAAAATCAAGCTATTGCTAATACTTTAGTGGATTTCGCTTGGGGTAGTGGTACAAAGACAAGCATTTTACTAATCCAAAGACTTTTAGGACTAAAAGCCGATGGGGTAGTTGGACAACAAACACTAAAAGCTCTAAATACAGCCAATCCTAAAGAGTTATTAGAAAAGATTTATGCTTTTCGTATCAACTTTTTAAAGTCTATTGTACAAAGAAACGCCACTCAAAAGGTATTTTTAAAAGGGTGGCTAAACAGAATGAACGACCTTATTAATTACAATAAAAAATGGTTATGATTCACGAACGAATTAAGGAGATAGTAGATAGTTTAGGACAATCTTTGAAAGCTACTAATGTAGAGCTTGTAGATGGAAAATTGAAAGTGTACCTTTGTTGCACGTCTTTTATAGCTCCCTGCTCTGTTGTTAAAATTAACGATGCAGAGTTTGAGGTGTTAGATGTAAAAACAGACGAATACATTATTTTAGATACGAATACCTTAATAGCTTTACCATTTAATGTAGTTATAGAAGCTCCTTTTTTCTTTCACGGAACAGTAACAAACACAGCAACAGAGGTAGGACGTATAAGCTCGTGTGATGAAAAATATCCCATGATTTACCTTTATGAGCCTATCTTGGAGGAGTACAAAAATATTAGAGAAAGGGTAGACTATGAAGCTGAACTAACTTTGTTCTTTTTAGATGAAACCAACTTTAAAGACTGGGTAAATGAGGAACATTACAAGTACTCAATTTCGGCGATGCGTAAACTAATAGCTTTATTTGTAGAAGCTATTAATAAAAAAGTTAGTGTGTTTGGCGAAGTCGAGACCTACAAAATCATAAACCACTCCAAAATGGGGATTGACTTGGGTGAGAATCCTAAATTAGGACACTTAAAAAACCTGTTCCCTAATTTCACAAGTGGCTGTGAGCTTATTATTAATTTACAATTTTTAAAAACCAACTCGTGTAAAAAATGCACGTGTTAATTATAAACGAACAAACAACATACCAAAATGGATTTATGTAATTGCTTAACAGGTCTTGCCAACATGGGCTATGACTGTGCTGTAAACTTCGATAGAGTTTACAAAATGATTTTTGTACCAACTTACGGAAGTGATGGTACAAGAAATACGATTGACCCTAGCGTCGTTTTTGACCAAACTTTTTTAGATGCAAAAATTAATGCTGTTAATCCTGCTGATCGTTCGTACATTACACCTGAATTAAAAGACGTAGTACCAACCACAGCCGACACAACGTTTAAAGAGTTCAACGATGGGTCAAAAGAGCGTGTAAGAAGTGGAATTATAAGTTGGGCTGCTATCTTTAACAACAAAAATCATACATTTGCTTGTAAGTTAGCACATAATAATTGTATTGATTTCGGTGTTTACTTAATTGATATCCAAGGTAACGTTTTAGGTTTAGTTCTGGGTGACAAATTGGCACCTATCCCTATCCAAGCTTTTGACCCTAAATACATGTTCCAATCTACTGAACAGTTAAGTCATGTAGCTTTAGGTTTTGACTTTGCACCTATCGTAAACGTTTGTTCTTTAGATGTGATTGAAGCTGATAATATCGAAGCTGACCTATTAGGAGCTAAAGGATTGCTTGATGTTTACGCAAAAGTTATTACATCTACTGTAGGAAATATTGAAGTTAAATTTGAATTATCTTACGGATCTTTCGGTAAGAAAATCGGTGTTGCTGGTGTAGAAGTAGCCGACATTGTAAGTCTTAAAAATGTAACTCAAAACTTAACTTTAACTGTTGTTAGTGTTACAGAAGACACAGTAAACAAAGGTACTTACACTATCGTTTACACTCCATCTACAACTGTAGCAACAGATATTTTACAGTTAGAGATTCAAAAAGACAACTACGATTTTAACCCTGTTAAAGACACAATCATAACAGTAGCATAAGTATGAAAAATGAAACAATAAGAGTAGGGCGTGCGACCTACTCTTTACAAGCTATAAGCTCTTTGACAGAGGATGAGTTTATGAAATTGCACAAATCAAAAAGTGTACCTTCTGAATTGAAAGGAAAATTTAAAGTGGTTAAGGTTGAAAAAGAGAAGGGGGCGTAAGCCCTTTTTTCGTATATTTACAACGGTAATTTTTACCGTTCAAATTTTAATACTATGGACAAATTGAAAAGTGTTCTTAAATATTTTAAGACGTTAGACCCAGCCGACCAAGTAGATAAGTCTTTAAATAATAAAGCTATTAAAGATAAAATCAAATATGACAATCAAGACCAACTTTATAGTGGTGAGGACGCTACAAGTACAGACCTTAAAAATATTGGTGGCGACTACTCTAATTTTACAAAGAAGATTAAAGTACGAAAGGGACAGCCTATTGACAGGGTAACG